TAGTACTATAGATGGAGAAACAAGACAGAAGTTTAAAGGTGAAAGATATCAAGTATTCTCTAACAATGTTACAATGACTATCAAAGGATTTGAAAGACATCTAATTACAGATGGTTCATTTACAATGTATACCAGTGGCAATACTAACATAGTATCTGATTCAAATATAACATTGAAGTCTACATCTAATGTTAATATTCACACAGAAGATGGTTTGAACATGGATGCATTAGGCAATACTACTATTGATACACCGCAACAGTTTCTTGTTGGCACCAGTGTCACGCCAACGAATACATTTATCAAATCAACTAGAATTGATCTAAACGAATGAGTATGAACTTTAGCATAGAGGAATTCAATAAGGCACTACAAAATAGTGGTATCGATGAAAAGCTATCTGATATAACTGATACTGTTACAACTCAACTAAACAGTATTATTGATCTTGATATATCTGCTGAAAGTCCTTCTACACTAAAGTCTACACTTCAATCATCTACAGATGCTATTGCTGATATAACAAATGTATTGCATGAAGCTACTGCTGAACTAGCACCTCAGCTTACAAGTTTACAAGAAAAAATGGGTGAAATACTATCTGGTAGTGCTGCTGTTGGCCAACTACAGGCTCTGATTGATAGCGTTTCAAATGATATTGACATACCTTCTGTTGAAACATTACAACAAAGAGCTAGTGATTCTATCACATCTATACAACAAACTGCATTAGATGCACTAAGAGGTCAAGAAGATGACCTTGCTCCTGGAGGTACTTGGAGTGATGCATCTGGAGCAATAAGAGCTCAGTTGAATCAAGCTACTACTAGCATTACAGGTTCAGCATTTGATCCAGGTAGCTTATTTGAGAATATTGTATTCAAAACTGAACCTACATTTGATGAAGATGGTATACAAAATGGTGAAAGAGTTGTTGCATTCAAACTTGGTAAGGCTCCATTACAACCAGTTAAAGATGCGCTGTCTAATGTTGATCTCAAACCTTATGAGATAAAACAACCAGCTGAAATTGTAAAGAACAAGCTGTTAGAAGACAAAGGAACATCTATTGCCACACTGTCTACTGTTATAAATAAATTTAAGGAAAGAATTGCCACTGATGTGGTGTTTGATGAATCAACTGGTGAGAATATTGTGTTTGTCAGAACCATTGACGAAGATGGTGCTGAGATAACACTACCAGCTGGTTTTGCAAGTAAGAGTGACTTTGAAGAATCATTTGTGCAAGCAAGAAATGCAGCACAAGGTATGATGCAAAAGAATGCTGGTGAATTAAGAAAGTTTGTAGGAGATAACACTGAAGTAGCTCAAGATACATTTGAACGATTAAGTAAGATAGCATCTACACTACCTACTTCAGAACTAAGTGGTGGAAATGTAATAAAATTTGAAAGAGATCCAATCACTGGACTTGCTGTCAACCCTGAGAATGCATTGAATGCTTTTGGACCTACCATAGAGGCAGCTAAGAAAGCATCTCCTGGTATTGAAGATAACTTGAAAGAGCTCTCAGAGAAATTCAAAAAGTACTTTACTCAGTTGGGTAAAGAACTACCGCCTGGTCAAGAACCAGAGCCATTCGACGAACCTGAGGAGGGTGCAGAGTGAGTAAAGTTGCAGTTGTTACAGAGAATAGATCAGATGTTACTGTCTATTCAGATTTCTTTACAGACTTCTCTCGTAATGCAGTCACAGGTCAACTAAACAAAAAAACTAATGCTGAAGCTGTAAAACAATCAGTTAGAAACCTATTACTTACAGATAAGCTAGAAAGATTGTATCAACCAAGTGTAGGAGCTGGTCTAAGAGCTTTGTTATTTGAAAATGCAACACCATTTACTCAAATGCAAGTTCAATCATATATTAACGAAGCAATACGTAATCATGAGCCAAGAGCCGAGCTTATATCAACTGAGCTTGAGTTTAGGAATGATCAACACACTGCAGAGATAGTAGTAACATTTGCCATCATAAATATAGAAGACCCAGTAACATTTACCATAGGACTAGAGAGGACTAGATAATGGCTACGACCAATACAGAATTTTCGGTCGCCAACTTAGATTTTAGTACAATAAAATCTAACTTAATCACGTTTATGCAAGGCCAGGATATCTTTTCTGACTATGACTTCACTGGATCTAACTTAAATGTATTGATGGATCTGTTGTCATACAACACGTACTACAATTCAATATATCTTAACCATGTTGCAACTGAGATGTTTCTTGACAGTGCACAGTTAAGAGATAGTGTGTACTCAATATCCAAGTCACTAAACTATCTACCAAGATCATTTAGATCATCGTTAGCATATGTAAACATCAATGTGAACCCAACAAGCAATCCACATCAGATCACAATACCAAGACTTACTAAGTTAACATCTACTATTGGTGACAATACATATACATTTTCAACCAATTCAGATATAATTGTGTATGCAAATAACAGCTATCTTGCTTCTAATGTAGCAATATACGAAGGTGATATAGTTCAAGAAGCATTTCTCGTTACAAATACATCACCAAACACACAAAGTTTCTTTATCAACAACTCAGATGTTGATGTTACAAGTCTTGCAGTAAAAATAAGAACTTCAAACACGGATAGTACAAATTCTGAGTACACAAGAGCAAATACACTATTTGGATTGACAAGTACAAGTAATGTATACTTTGTAGAGCCATCAACTAATGGAAGCTACAAAATTGTATTTGGAAATGGTACTTTTGGAAGACAACCATCAAATAACAATTTGGTTGAGATATCTTACAGAAGATCTAATGGAGAAGATCCAAATGGAGCTAATAATTTTTCTGCTGATAGTATCGCTGGCCACCCTGCAGCTATTAGTTTAGTTACCAGAGCTACTGGTGGATCAGGACCACAAGAACTTGATGATATAAGGTTCTCAGCTCCAAGAGCATTAGCAGTTCAAGAGAGAGCTGTCACAAAAGAAGACTATAAAACTATAGTTACAAACGAGTTTAATGATATTTCATCAATGAATGTCTATGATGGTGCAGATGAACCTGTGCCTCAGAATGGTGTTGTTAAGTTAGCAATACGTAGTGATTCATTTGACATTCTACCAACAACTCTCAAGACACAAATACAAAACTTCTTGAGAGATAAGACACCTATTGGTATAAGAACTGACATCATAGATCCAGAGTTTATTAACATAGAAGTCAAGGCAAATGTTAAGTACAACAGGAATGCTACTACTGATGGACCTGGAACTATACAAACATCAGTTGAAACAACAGTAAATACATTCAATAATGATAATTTAGACGACTTCTTCAAGACATTCAGAAAAAGTAAGTTAATTGAAAAGATAAACGAGACAGCTACTTCTATCCTCAGTTGTGAAGTAGATGTAAGGATGATGAAACTGATAAGCCCACAAGCTGATATAAGTTTCAATAAAACATTGTTATTCAACCAAGCATTCAAGAGAGACAATCCAGTAGAGCCTGTATCGCAAGGATCATTTGTATCATTCTCTACTCCTACAGTTCAATCAGAAACATTTGTATTCAATAACATTACTGGTGCATCATTGAGAGATAATGGAGCTGGAACACTACAAGTAGTGACAGCAAACTTGACAAACATTGAAGTTTTGAGCGCTAATGTTGGCACAATTGACTATTCATCTGGGGAGGTTGCTATATCAAATCTTGTTATAAACTCATACTCATCTGGTACTTCATCTGGTACCATAAAAATATTTGCTCGACCAGAGGATGATGACATCCAAGGACTGAGAAATGATGTTATAAGGATTAGAACAAATGAGACTAGTGTGAGTGTTATAGAACTTAGAGAGTGATATGCCAGAACTCAATACTATTCAGGATAAGATATCTCCTTTAATCAAGGAGCAGTTTCCAGACGTTTATAAGAACGATGGTGAGCTTATGACATTATTTGTCAAGGCTTACTATGAATATATTGAGCAAGAGGATGAAGCGCTTGGTCTATCTAGAAATATGGCTTCTGAGATAGATGTTGACCAAGCTACTGCCAGTTTCTTGGAACATTTTAAGAAAACATATCTTTTCAGTATTCCAGAGACTATGACTATAGATCAATCGTTTGTTATCAAACATATTCTTGATCTTTATAGATCCAAAGGTTCTAAGAGAGCACTGCAGTTGTTTTTCAAACTGATCTATGGTAAGAATGCTGATCTGTTTATTCCAAATGAACATCTTGCAAAAGCATCGGATGCAACATTTGTTACTCCAAGATACATTGAAATATTTGCTGGTGAAGATGAAATACAAGCATTCTTAGGTAATGAAATCACTGGTCAGGTCTCAGGTGCCACTGCTTTTGTAACATCTATTGTAGATACAAGTGTGCAAGGTAAGGCATTACAGATTGTTTACTTAGAAAGACTTGTTGGAGAGTTCATAAGAGACGAGTTAGTGTTTGATCCAACTGGAGTTTACTTTGCAAGAACAAATGGATCACTATCTGCTGTTACATTAACTGATGGTGGTAACAGTTATTCTGTTGGACAAGAACTTACAGTAAAGTCAAAAGCAAATACATCTACAGTAGGTAGAATAAGAGTTACTGGTGTAGCTAATGGTACAGGTGTGCCTGCAATTGAATTGCAGATAGGTGGATCTGGATATAGTGCAAATAACTCATTATCAAATGTTATAATCAGTGAAACAATACTTGAAGTTAACAATATATCTAATACTGCAGTATCAGTTGGACCTGATGGGTCAAATACTGTACCAGCTAATACATTTCAAATCTTTGAAGAGATATTCTCACCAAGAGTAGCAGTTACATATACATCTGGTGATAATATATTTGCTCAAACTGCTAACTCATCAAGTTATGTTCAAGGTATCAACTCTACAGCTGGTGTTATAGCAAATGGTCATATAGCAGTTAATGCAAGGGACAGTGCTTCATCTACTAATGGTACATTAACAATATATGAAACATCTGGTTCATTTGCAGCTGAAAATGGTGTTGTTAAGTTGAAATTTGCTGGTGATGCAACTGTCAATGCAGACTTTGGTACATTTACTAACAACTATCCTACTGGAACATTCATTGGTAGAAGAGCAAACAATCTTGGTATTACAGCTAACAGTGGTGTGTGGCCTGTAGAACCTCAAGGGTTTGTGAAAGGAGCTGTTACAAATACAGTAGCTGATATTGTAGCAAATAGATCTGGTGCAAACGCAAATGTGTTGATAAATGCTGTTGGTAATGCTATAGCAACAAACGTATATACAGACTTCATAAAGTTTACTAACTCTGGTAATGTTCTTTCTACTGATATGCTTATCAATGGATCTAATAGTAATGTTACAGCAGCTGGATATGGATTTCCAAAAGATACTACTGCTGGCATAGATGATGTAATTGATAAAGCACTAACATTTGAAACTAGTGAGCTTCTTGGTGAAGTAACATCTCTTACAGTTGTAAGTAGTGGTAATTCTTTCACTGCAGATCCAATTGTAATGACACAAAACAGATTTGTAGATAGTTTCTTTCAAAAAGATGTTGAGATAGGCTATAGAAACAGAGCTGGTACTACTCCAGAGGTTGGAGATATGTATAGACAGTACAAAGCTCATGATACAAGAACACTTACATTTTCAACTAACACAGCTAACGACTTCTCAGTAGGTGAAGGAGTCAAGCAAGTAATCAATAGTAGTACCAATACATATGCCCAAGTTAGATCAATAACTAATACAACACATATGGTACTTGGTGGTTTGTATACATCTAACACTACTGCTGGTGCAGAAAGATTGATAGGTGATAATGCAGTTATCAATACATCAATAAATATAACTGGATTGTTAACTGGTGCAACAATAAACACTATCACTGCAACTTCTAATACTAGTGAGAATACAGTTGCATTAGCTAAAGTGCTTGCATCAAACACATCCAATAACTATCTTAAAATGAGAATGCATTCAATTGAATTTGACTACTTTGTTTCAAGTACTACCTCAGAAAGACTACAATCAAATAACAATACAAGATCATTTGAGATTGTTACTATAGATGATGCTACTAACAATTACAACAGATTTGTTAAAGCTGGTGTCAATGCTAACACCTTTGCAAATGTTACTATTGGTACTGGTCTTATCACTAATGCTGAAGTTATATACTCTGGTTTAGGATTCAAAGATGGTGAGTTGTTAGACTTTACACTAGGTACTAATGCTCAAGCTGTAGTTGGTACTGCTACAGCAAATGGTACTGGTATTGGTGTAGGATATACAAAGCTCAATAGTGGTGTGTTAGGTGAGAAGTTTTCCATCCACGACAACAGCTTCTTCCAACAGTTCTCATATGAGGTGTTGTCTGAATTTGAGCTAAATAAATATGAAAGAATTTTAAAAGAAGTAGTGCATACAGCTGGATACAAGTTGTTTGGAAGACCAGTTGTAGATACTTTCAATAACGTAGCCATATCCGTGGCAAACTCAGCTGTAAGTCAGGCGTAGGGAATGACAGAAAGAGTATATAAAGAGTTTAATGTTCACAGTGCAAGGCAGCTTGTTGAGTCAATTGAAGAAGCTGCTAACACAATGTACTATGTGTTTTCTACTAAGCACACAGCATTTTCAGAAAGCAGTACACCAACACCAAATAAATCAATAGCTAACTCATTATATCAAACATATGATGAAATGTTGTTTGGTAAACTTGTTACAGCTAATGATATTTCTCATGGAATAGAGAATTATGAGTGGGCAAATGGTACCATTTACCAACCATATGACGATCAAGATACAACATTATCTGATAAGGTTTACTACGTTTCTACACAAGAAGGTTCAGATTATCACGTATGGAAATGTATAAACAACAATGGAAATAGTGTTTCAAACTCGCAACCATTGTATTCTGATGTGTCTAGTACTCTTGATTCTTTGTACGTAAAGAGTGCTACTGATGGATATCAATGGAGATTTATGTATACTATTCCAGCTGCTAAGTATACAAAATTTACATCTAACAACTATATTCCTGTCATATCTCATGCTAATGCACAAGGTAATGCAATCAATGGTGCACTAGATCATTACATTGTAACTGATAGTGGAAACAACTATAACGAGTTTGCAAATGGTGCAGTAGTAACAGGCACAAACTCAACTGTATTTACAATTAACTCATCTAACTTTTCTATATCTGGTAATAATGATTTCTATAACAATTGTTCAATATACATGACTGGTGGTATAGGTAATGGTGAGATAAGAGAGATAGTAGATTATGTTGGTGCAACCAAAACTGTAACAGTCAATACAGCATTCTCTGGTACACCAGATAGCACAAGTACATTTGAGATTACTCCAACAGTTAGAATCAAAGGTGATGGATCTAATGCTATTGCAAGAGCATTGATTAACACATCAACAAATACTATAGCAAACATACAAATATTGCAACGAGGATCTAAGTACACATATGCAGATGTTACTATTGAAGCAAACAATATGGCTTCTGGTAACTTGGCAGCTGTCCGTGCAGTCATTGGTCCGTTTGGTGGCCACGCCCATGATCCTTTAGCTGAACTTGATGCAAGGTATGTAATCATATCAACTGACTTTGCAAACAATGAAGCAAGCAACATACAAACAGATAATGATTTCAGAACTGTTGGCATATTGAAAAATCCATTTTATGCTAACACAAGAATAACAATAGATTCACCAACAGCTAACTTCCAAGTAAATGAAACAGTAACTGATTCTGGTACTGGTGCTACAGGAACATTAATAACATCAAATACTACAACTGTTAGTCTTACTAATGCTTCTGGTATATTTTTGTTAACATCTAATGTGACAGGATCCATTACAGGAGCTACAGCTAATATTACAGCAGTAAGAGTTAACGATGCTGACTCTTCAAGAGCCAACTATCATTACTTCCAACAAACATCTAAGTTTGAACATAACTTAGTTTCTGGTAGTTCATTTACAGAGGATGAAAAGGTGACACAAGCTACCAGTGGTGCAAATGGTATAGTATATCAAAGCAACGCTACACACACTTCCTTAACAACAGTACGTGGAACATTTGAAGATGCAAACAGCTATATAGTTACTGGAGGTACTTCATCAGAAACAGCTCGATTCAAAGCTACAGTACCAGGAGATCTTGTGAGAGGATCTGGAGAGGTATTATTTTTGAAAAATATTGAAGCAGTGTCGAGATCAAACACTTTAACCGAAACAGTCAAACTCGTGTTAAAATTTTAGAGGAACGAGATGTCCAGAACCCTTGATACCAACCTTAATGTAAGTCCATACTTTGATGACTTTGATGTTGATTCACAACATCATAGAGTATTGTTTAAGCCTTCTGTTCCAATACAAGCAAGAGAGCTTACTCAGTTACAAAGTATATTACAGAACCAAATTGAGAAGTTTGGTGATGTTGTAGTTAAGGATGGATCTATAATTGAAGGATGTTCTTTCAATATCAAATCAGCAGAGTATGTAAAACTTCTTGATAGAAATACAGACAATGAATTGTATACAGTTTCTGAGTTTGCAAATGGTTACATACAACATGAATCATCTAACCTTATTATGCAAACTATTGATTCAAAAGCTGGTTTTGAAATAACCAACCCAGATCTTAACACTTTGTATGGTAGATATGTCAATACAGGCAACAGTGGTGGTACAGATAAGGTTGAATTCGTTGCTGGTGAGACAGTCAAGTTCTATCCAGCAAATGGACAAATATCAAATACATTTACAATTAATGATGGTGGAGCAGCTTTTACAAATGGAGACACTCTTATCTTCACTGCTACTCGTGGTATTAACGCTAGTGCTAATGTAACAACAAACAGTACTGGTGGAATCACAGCAGTTACTCTTATCAAAGCTGGACAAGACTTTCAAATTACTGATGTTCCAACAATTACATTTGATACAGCTGGTGGTACTGGTGCAAATATTACTTGTACGGTTAATTCAACAGCATCTTTTGAGATTGCTGGCTTAGGTTTTGCATCTACAGGTAACACAGAGTTTGATCCAGTAGGAAAGACACTAAGAGTTCAAGTAAGTGATGGAACAATCTATCAAAAAGGTCACTTTGTAGAAGTATTTTCTCAAGGTGTAAATGTTAAAGATTACGATCTAAAACCAAATAATTTTTCTGTTGGTTTTATTACTGAGGAAAGTATTGTCAATAGTTCTTCCAATACTGCTTTGTTGGATAACTCTTCAGGGTTCAATAATGAAAATGCTCCAGGTGCTGACAGACTAAAACTTACTCCAAATCTTATTTCAAATACAACAACCAATGCTCAATCAACAAACAACTTTCTTTCACTAATAAAATTTCAAAATGGTTTACCAACTACTGTAAGAGAAGAAACTCAGTTCTCAGAGATTGGTGAAGAGTTAGCTAAACGTACATTTGAAGAAAGTGGTGATTATGTTGTAAAACCATTTGCTTTTAGTACAGAAGAGAATACAGCAAACACTGACTTAGATACTATGGTTATTGGTGCTGGTAAAGCATTTGTTAAAGGCTTCCGTAATGAAACTGTTGGTGCTTCAAGAATACAAATCAGAAAAGGAACTGATTTTGCTAATGTTGAAAATGCAACGATCAGTCAAAACTATGGTAACTATATTGTTGTTAATGAGTATCTTGGTAGCTTTGATTTCAACACTGCAGCTGAAGTTAAATTATTGGATACTGCCGGTAATAGAATATCAACATGCCCTGCAGGTTCAGCAGAAACAGTTCCATCAACAAACTCAGCCACACAAGTAACAGCTTCTGGTCCTTCATTCACAGGTAACATTGTAGGTACTGCAAGAGTAAGATCAGTTGTATACGAAGACAATACACCAGGTAGTGCTGAAGGTGAATATAGGTTGTACTTGTTTGACGTAAACATGAACCAAGGAAAGAACTTTGCAGACGTACGATCAGTATCATATTTTACAGGGTCTAATGCTGGAGTTGGATTTGCTGACGTTAAACTTACTAATGGTAGAGCTGTACTCCAAGATACTAACCTTAGGAAGTTTATAGTACCTACTGGAATCAAAGGTATAAAAACTTTCAATCACAAGACAGACAACGAAGCATCATACACATACAGAACAATATCTACAGGTACTGCTGCAACAAATGGTACTATAGTTTTAACATTAACTGGTAATCAAATCTTTGACTACACTGGTGGATCTACATTATCTACTGACCAAGAAAGAGAATTTGTTATTGTTGCAAACAATACATCTGCGCAGACTGCTGCATTGAGTGGAACTGTAACAACGACAACAAGCAATGTAGTCACAGGTAGTAGTACTACGTTTACAACAGATTTCCAAGTTGGTGATACTATTAGAGTTGCTGGTTCAGAAGATGAACTCATAACTGGTATAACAAATGCTACACATCTTACAACACTAGGTGCATTTTCAACAGCAGTTAGTGGTGCAGCATACAGAAGATTATACGTTGCAGATAAACCAATTCATCTTGATGGTACAAGCTCAAATGTTACAATAAGTTCAGACCAAAAGTCAGCTACTATCAATATGTCAAGAGGTAAAACATTAGAGTCTACCTTTGCACTATTAGTCAAACATAATGTAACAAAAAGAGAGGCTGCACAAAAAGATAAGTTACTTTCTGCAAACACTTATGTAAAAATTAATTGTGCAACTAATGCTGACACTTCTGTTGGACCATGGTGCTTAGGTGTACCTGATGTTTATCAACTTCAAAAAGTGTATGTACAATATAACAACTTTACAAGTATAGAAGCTTCTGGTAATGACTTTACAGCTCACTTTGATTTATTACCTAACCAAAAAGATGGCTTCTATGACTTATCAAAACTTAAATTAAGAACTGATACAGTTGGTGCACCAACAATAAACAGCACTGCAAGAATACTTGCAGTGTTTAATCACTTTAGAGAAAGTGGAAGTGGTTTTGGATACGCTACTGTTGATAGTTATCCTGTTGATGATGCAACAGCTACACTACCAGCTGATAAAATAAGAACAGAAGGTATACCAATATACCTATCACCTACAGATGGTGAAACATTTGATCTTAGAGATTCAATTGATTTCAGACCACAAGCAGCAAATACAGCAAACACAACTAACGCTACAACTGCAGCTGGTGCAACAACAAACCCAGTTAAGACAGTATCATTTAGTGGTGAACAATATATTGCTGCTCCTGGTGAGAACATGACTCTTGATTACCAACATTATCTTCCAAGAATTGATAAGATAATGATGGATACACAAGGTGTGTTTAGTACTACAGAAGGATCTGCAAGCTCTAAACCTGTACCTCCTCAAGACTCTGCCACTGCAATGACATTAGGTTTGGTTACTGTTCCAGTATTTCCAACTCTTGCAAGTCTACCTGCAGCAAGATCAGCACGACCAGATTATGCATATCAAATAGTAAGTAGACAACAACGTAACTTTACTATGAAAGATATTTCTCAAATTAAAAATGAAGTTAGGAAGATACAATATTATACATCTCTTAACTTGTTAGAGAAACAAGCAATTGATCTTACAATTCCATCTTCTGCAAATAGTTCATTAGAGAGATTCAAAAACGGAATATTAGTAGATAACTTTGTTGATCAAACTACAGCTGACATTGGAAGCAGAGAGTTCAAAGCTGGATATGATAAAGTTAACCAAGTTCTAACTACAAGACAAAAAAATAACATTATTGATATCACACCAAATACATTTGCAAATACAGTTAAGACTGGTGATTTGATTACATTAACATTTGATCATACATCAGAATATGAACAAAGATCTGCAACTAGAACTAGAAACTTAGCTGAGTTATTTTGGAGTTACAATGGTATTGTTAATGTTCTTCCAAGCTATGATAACTTTCATGATATAAGACATCCACCATCTAATGACTTTCATGTTGAGTTAGACTTAACAGCTGGTACAAGATCTCTATTGAATAGTATAAGAGATCTAGAAGCTATACAAGAGCCTCGAAGTGAAGTTATAGGTGACACATCAGTTACTAACTTTCTTGGTTCAACACAAAGTTCTGTAGTTACTCCAGTAGCAAGTAGAACAGCTGGTGGTACAACAACAAGACAAGATACTACTACTACAACAGTCAACAACTTTCAAACTATTAGAACTATAAGACGACAGCAAAGTGAGAACCAGTTTCAAACTCAAGATATAGTCAATACACAAACTGTTGGTGAGTTTGTAAGAGATATATCATTCAATCCTTTCATAAGAGAACAGTTGTTGTACTTACATGCATTTGGATTGAAACCAAATACAAGACACTATGTATACTTTGACTCTAAAGCTGTAAGTTCACAATGCCAACCTGCTACAGTCAATAGTTCAGATTCAATTACTGAAGCTAACTTCAGAACAACTGGTGCAGTTGGTGATGCATTAAGAACTAATGAAAATGGTGAAATATTTGTTGTATTTCATTTACCTGCAGAAACATATCCTGTAGGTGAGAGACAAGTTAATATAGCTGATCAAACAACAGTTGCAGCAGCAAAGGATACTGGATCTAAAGCTGGTGGTGTGTTCAATGCATACAACTTTGGTATTGATAAGGCTAGCATACAACTTACAACAAGACAACTAGAAGTTAGAAGAGAAAGAGTTATTACTGGACAAACGGTTGAAACTCAAGCTACTAGATCTAGAAGGACACAAACAAATACAGTTGCTGGTCCATCAACATTTGTAGCAGATCCTGCTCCAGCAGCTCCTCCTCCTCAAGTACTTAATACTCCTGAACAGATAGAAGCAGCTACAGGAGATGGAGATGGTGATGGAGACGGCGATGGAGATCCATTAGCACAAACATTTATTGTTAAGAACTTGGATACAGATACAGGACAATTCTTAACTAAAGTTGATGTATTCTTTGAAAGTAAAGATCCAACTCTTGGAGTTCTATTACAACTTAGAACTGTTGAGAATGGTTTCCCATCATCTAAAGTAATGCCTAATGGAGAAGTTCATTTAAGATCTGCAGATGTAAACACAAGTACAGATGGAAGTGTAGTTACTACATTTAACTTCCCATCACCAGTATTTGTAAGAACTGGACTAGAATATTGTATTGTATTGAAACCAGATGCAAACAATCCAAACTACAATGTATATGTTCGTAAAACAGGACAAGCTGATCTTACAACAAATACTATCTTAAACAGAGATGGCTTTGAAGGTGTCTTGTTCTTATCAACAAACAACAGAGCTTGGAAACCATATCAACAAGAAGACATCAAGTTTACAATATACAGAGCTGAATTCAATGCATCAACAGGTAGTGTAGACTATCAAAATGCTGATCACGAGTTCTTTTCATTAGAAAGTATCAATGGAACATTTGAACAAGGAGAAAGAGCCTTTGTCTACGACAACAGTGCAAACATCACAGGTAACGTATCTTTTTCGGCAACTAGCGAAACGGTTACTGGATCAGGTTCGACGTTCACATCAGACCTGGCTGTAGGAAACTTTGTTGCATTAACAAATGGAACATCTCACTCAGTTAGAGAAGTAACTGCAATTGCAAACAATACTAGCTTGACTGTAAGAGGATTTCCAGACTTTACATCTTCTTCTGCTGATATACAATTGACTCCAACTGGTGAAGTGTTCTATTATGAAAGTACTGATCAGTTGAAAGAAATGCATCTTATCAAATCTACAGCAGCAAATGCTACATTCAAGTTTGCTAACACAAACAGTATTGTTGGTAGTGATTCAGCTGCAAATGCTACAATTACAACTGTTGATAATATTAACATGACAGCATTTGATAATATGATGTATCAAATCACTCCAGCAGATACAGCACTTACACAATACCATCAATCTAACACTGCTACTGGACAAACAGCAAATACACAAATGCCAATCAACAATAGAAATAGATTGACAGAAGTTGCTATCATTAAGAGTAGATCAAATGAGATTGTGGATGGTACAGGCAAGTCTCTGAAGCATACATTCTTATTCAACTCAGCTAAGACTCATTTGTCTCCTGTTATAGATGATGGTATTAGTAACATACTAAGAGTTGAGAACATAATCAACAACAGTAATACTAATGAACATCTACCAGATACAGGTAGTGCATTGTCTAAGTATGTTTCAAAAGCTGTTACATTGGATGATGGATTAGATGCTGAAGATCTAAGAGTATTTGTTACAGCTACAAAACCAGGATCTGCAGAAGTAGAGGTATATGGTAGAATATCTAATGAGTTAGAAGTTGATGACTTTCAAGATAGACATTGGACAAGACTACAACTTCAAGGATTCAATAAACAATCTGCTCCAGGTTCTTTAGATGACTTTGCAGAATATGAATATAGAATACCTGATACACCTCCATCAACTCAATTAGATGGTAAAGGTTTAGCTGATAATGCAAACACTTTGATAGCAACAACGGATGATCAATCTAGTGCAATAGCAGCTGGTGATCTTCTAAAAATTGTCAACACAGATGCAGCTATAGATTATCAAATAGAAACTGTCACAGCAGTTAACACTACAGTGATTACAGTTGGTAATGCAATTAGTTTTGATAATACTCAAGCAGATATATTCAAAGTTGATACACCGCAAACAGCTTTCAAAGATCCACAAAATAGTTTCATAGCAACATACTACAACTCAAATCAAAACAAATTTGATACATTCAAAAACTTTCAGATCAAAATTGTATTGTTAAGTGATAATGCAGCAAGATCACCTAGAGTCAAAGACTTTAGAGCATTAGCATTGAGTATATAACATGAGTGATGTTGTAAGATACGAGACTGATAATGACTCTTATGATCGCGATCCTAACTCCATGGCTCTTATAAATACTGATAGGAATGCCTTCGAGCTCTATAAGAGTAGAAGGAAAGATGCGATAGAAGCAAAGACATTACATAATGACGTTGAAAAACTCAAGTCAGACATTGGTGAAATAAAAGAATTGTTGCAGAATTTAGTTAGAGGATAGTATGGCAAAAACATCTTTTTTAGGAGCTAACATTGCTGTAGCTACTGATACCTTCAGAGAATGGGTTGAAAGAACAAATCAACTTGTTTATGATGCAGGTACAATAATAGTTACAGTTGGTGCAGTTAGTTCTCCAAACTCAACAAACCATACTATTACTACAGGAAATGGTCATGTAAATGGCTTCTTCTCTGCTAATACATTAGTTGCTAAGGATACAATAAGAGGTGGTACTGTTGCAACAGCAGCAGCTCTTAATGTTGCATCCAATGTTCATGTATCTGCAAATGTAACTCATGATATTGGTACACCTACTATGATGGTTGCAAATGGATATTTTAACAACATATTAGTAGCTGGTGATGTTGAAGCTAGTTTTTCATCTGACATAAAATTGAAAACTGATATCTTACAAATGACTAATGCAATGGAAGTTGTAAGTAAAATAAATGGTTATCAGTTTAGATGGAAGACAGATGATCAGAAAAATGGACAGCTTGATTTAGGTGTTATTGCTCAAGAGATAGAAGAAGAATTACCTTTTCTTGTTTCTACAAACGGTAACGGAAACAAAGCAGTTAAGTACCAATCGCTCATTCCTCTGTTAATAGAAGCTATTAAAGAACTCAATAATAGAGTTGAAGAATTGGAGAAAGAGTAATGCCATTAAAAGTAGCTGGCGTAACTATTGTTAACAGCACCGCCAATGTTCAAACAGCAACACTTCCAGACACGGGTATATCAACTGGTAACTTTGGAAATACAACTTTTGCAATAACTGCAAATGTTACAAGTAGAGGTCTCGTGAATGCTATTAGTACTGCAGAGATAACAAAAACATCTCGCAACTTTGAAGCAGCCTCTAACAATGATTCGTCGTATGTTGTTTACGTTAGCACATCAGGTCCATCTGGTGGTGCAAATGGAGACATCTGGTACCAGACATTTAGTTAAGGCATATATAAAGTATGTCTTACTCTACACGACTCTACGCAAAAGAATACGCAGGAGGTGAACGAACCTTCGAGATCTCGTATACTGGAGAGAATACGAGAACTCCATACATTGTGTATACAAATGCGTTCCATGGATTCTACAATGGATTTGAAGGAGTCTATACCAAGAGTAGGACATCTACACTAGCTTGGCAATCTAACTTTGCTGGCAACTATACAAAGACCTATGAAGGTTTTACTAACTATCAATCTCAAGATACAACAACATACTCTAAGGCTTATACATCCTTAAAGAACTTTTCTGGTGTAGATGGATACAGAAAAGAGTATGGTTCAGAAACCAATCAGCCAGATAGTATCTGGGCTGCAATGAACATACTTGCAAACTATTCTGGTACTTACTCTTCAGATATAGGTTACAGTCGTGTAGTTGGATATGTTGGTGATGGTCCATATGATGGAGCATCATTTACTGGAACATATGAAGGTGTTGCAAACTTTACTCCAACATATTCTGGTTTCATTGGCTTTGCACAATACACAAAAACATATGAAGGATCAACTGATTATCTCAAAACATATCAGAAGACATATGTTGGTGAAACAATTTACCAAGCTGAATGGCAAAGAGCATATGCTAAACAATATGCAGGTTTAGCAAACTATACAAAGGCATATCAAAAAGATTATGAAGGTTTAGTAAACTACTCAGCAGGTCCTTGGGTTGGAGCTGATAGCTTTATAGTTTTTACAAAAAACTATGGTGGAGCTATAACATATCTAGATTCTACTGGTGCTGGTTTCACAGGTTTCATTAACTACACAAAAGAATATCAAAATCTAAGATACTATACAGTACAGGTAAACTATACAAAAGATTATACAAAATCATACACTGGTGCTGCTAACTATGAAAAGCAATATGTAGGTAGAGCATCATATGCTGCTGATGAAAACTTTAACAAAGACTACGTAAAAGCATATAATGTAACAGCTAACTTTACCAAAGTATGGTCTGGTGGACAAACATATGAAGGTCCAGTAAACTATGATGGTGCATCATATACTGGAACATACCAAGGTGATACTGTTTACTCAACACTTATCTACTATGTTGCAACATCTGATTATACTGGATCATATAGTGGTGTTGCCACCAACTCATTCTTAGGATTAGCTTATGAAGGTGTATACAACAAAACATACGTTGGTGATTATGTAAAGACTTATACCAAAAATTGGTTGAAAGATTATACTAAGATTTGGGTTAAGGCCTATGATAAAAATTGGGTCAAAGCATATGACAAGCTGTATGTAGGTGACTACGAAAAAGAATACCTTCTCTCTTATCATAAAGATTATGAAGCAACATATACTAAATTATGGCAAGCTGATTATCAAGTTGCATATGATAAAACATATGAAGGTACGTTTGATACAATTTATGAAAAAGCGTATACCAAAAACTGGGTAAAAGACTACAATAAAGATTACACAAAGGCTTGGGTTGGTACTTACAATAAAGATTATGTAAAAACATATTCTAAGATATATCAAAAAGACTGGGTCAAAGATTATGATAAGATATATGTTGGACCAGTTTTCTACGGTGGCTTTGCTTCTGGATCACAAACGACAAACTATACTAAAGTATGGCAAGCAAGTTATGTAAAAGATTATGAAAAAGATTGGGAAAAGGCATACGTTAAATCATACGAAGGATCGTTTGATACCAATTATGTTATAGCATATCAAAAAGACTTTCTCAAAGATTATATCAAAGGTTACACTAAAACATATACTGGTGTATATACAAAGATATGGAACGCATCTTTCCTCAAAGACTGGGCTGCAGACTATGCCAAGATATGGACTAAGAACTATGATGAGTCTTGGGCCAAGGAATGGGAAAAGGATTACGGTAAAACATACACCAAGATCTGGGAAAAGGTATGGCAGAAAGATTATGTAACTGACTATGAAAAAGATTATGTCAAAACATATACAACAGATTACAACAAAGATTACGTAAAAACTTATTCCAAAGATTATGTAAAAACATATGAAACAGATTATACAAAAATATGGTCAAAAGATTATGCTGATGACTATACTAGAGTTTGGGAAAAAGCATACGATAAGATCTATGAAAAAGTTTGGACCAAGACTTATACTAAGAACTGGGTAAAAGACTACGAGAAGAATTACGTAGCAGCATACATCAAAAACTATGATAAGACTTGGGAAAAAGATTATGTAACTGATTATGATAAAGTTTATCTAACTGATTGGAACAAAGGTTACGTCAAAACTTATACAGCTGCATATACAAAAGACTGGGATAAGGTTTGGACTAAAACATACACCAAAGCATATGTTGGTGCTTATACTAAGATTTGGGAAAAGAACTGGGATAAGAATTATGTTAAGTCTTACGACAAAGCATGGGTTGGTGTATATCAAAAAGATTACATAACATCTTATCATGTTCCATACGACAACTTTGATGATACTGTTCTGTTACTAAATGCAGAGGCTCCAACAGCTACAGATAATGATACAGACTTTCATGACTTGTCTGATCAAGGTAACCATGTTACAACTGTACACGGTAATGCTGCTAAGAGTACAGATCAAAAGAAATTTGGTTCTGCATCTATAGAAGTTCCAAGTAGTGGTTCTAGTGGTCTAACAATCAACTTTGCAGATGATGACTTTAATTTTGGCAATGAAGACTTTACAATTGAGTTTTGGTTAAGAGCTCCAGGTACAAACAATGCAACAATCTTAGAAGCATATGCATCTGCTGACAATAGTGTCAAGTGGGCTATAAGAGGTAACGATGCAAGTAGTCCAAGTCAAATTATATTCTACGAAGGAACAACTGCAAGAGTTACAGCAGATGACAATAGTCCATGGTCATCTGATACATTTAACCATGTTGCAATCGTAAGAATAAGTAACACAATCAAAGTATATATCAATGGTACAGCTGATGCAGCAACTTACGGAACTGCAGCAAACTTAGCTGGTGCAAATAGATTAGTTATTGGTAACAGAAGACAATTAGATGCATCCATTGGTGGTTTTATTGATGATCTTAGAATAGACAAAGCTAACGGTAAGTATACTGCTAACTTCAACGTCACTGATAATGAAACAGCTCAAGAACAAATCAACTCAGCTGATTGGACATCATATCAAAAGAACTATGTAAAAACATACACTACTGATTACAACAAAGATTATGTCAAGGCCTACGAGAAGGCTTGGACTGGTGTATATACAAAGGACTGGGTAAAAGATTATGATAAGATCTATGAAAAGAACTGGGTAAAAACATACGATAAAGAGTATGATAAAGTTTATCAAAAGAACTATGTTAAGACATATACTAAGATATATGCAAAAGATTGGGTTGGTACATACGATAAGATCTACGTTGGCCCAGTGTTCTATGGAGGTTTTGCTTCTGGTTCTCAAACAACAAACTATACTAAAGTTTGGGAAGGGTCATTTACTGACAACTATTCAAAAGATTGGAATAAGGACTACGTAAAAGATTATACCAAGATTTGGACAAAAGATTGGAATAAAGACTACGTAGCAGCATATACCAAAGTATGGCAGAAGAATTATGATAAGACATACGAAGGTGTGTTCAATGCCAACTATGAAAAGAACTATGTAAAAACTTACACCAAAGATTGGAACAAAGATTATGTAAAAGATTACATTAATGTCTTTGTTGGTGAGTGGGTTAAAAACTGGGTTAAAGATTACGAAGGTTCTTTTGATGCAACATACAATAAAGATTACGTTAAGTCATATGCTAAAGATTATGATAAAGTATATGAAGGATCTTTTGATGGTAACTGGAACAAAGATTATACTAAGATATATGATAAGATATATGAAAAAGACTGGAATAAAGAATATATTGAAACATATGAAGCAGCATATACCAAGATCTGGACTAAGAACTGGGTCAAGAATTATGATACATCATATGAAAAACAATATGATAAAGACTGGGTAAAGACATATCAAAAAGATTATGTAACTGATTATGAAAAAGATTATGTTACCAACTATGTAAAAGATTGGATAAAAGGTTACGATAAAGTCTATGCTAAGTTGTGGGCTAAAGAATATGATAAAATCTATACCAAGATCTGGGAAAAGAACTACGTAAAAGATTACGAGAAAAATTATGTTAAGACATATACCAAAGACTGGAATAAGAATTATGTAAAAACTTATACCAAAAATTGGGTAAAAGATTACGTAGTTAACTATGAAGTAGATTATGGTAAGACTTATACAAAAGCATATGAAGCTCACTATACAAGAGACTTTGTAAAACTATATCAAGGTGAATACACTAAAACATATGAAAAAGATTATGTTGCATCATATGAAAAGAACTATGATAAGATATATGTTAAAGACTATGTAACTGATTACAATAAGTTGTATCAAGGTGAGTACAACAAATCATATGATGCAATCTTTGCTACGTTCCTTAAATTCTATATGGGTGCAAGGAACTTCGAAGGAGCAATCAACTTTGTTAAGAACTATGTTGGCCCAACATATTATGTATCTCAATGGGGTACACAATATATTGGTGTCTACACTGGTGACTATTCTCATGCATATACAAAGAACTATTCTAAAGATTACAATGCTGATTATACAAAAGCATGGAATAAAGTATATACTAAAGATTGGGTCAAAGGATATGATAAAGACTATGCAAAAGATTGGGTTGTAAATTATACAAAGACATATCAGAAAATATATGTTGGTCCTGTTTTCTATGGTGGTTTTGCATCTGGGTCACAAACAACTGATTACACTGGTGACTGGAATAAAGATTATGCTAAGGTATGGGAAACACTATATGTTGGTACTTGGGAAAAAGCATATGCTAAAGACTATGATAAAGACTGGGAAAAAGTATACACAGGTACTTGGTCTAAAGATTATCTTAAAGATTACGTAAAAACATATTCAGGAAACTACTCAGGTACATACTCACCAGCTGCTACATTTGATACTGGATACACTGGTGCTACAGATTATTCTGGTCCAGTAAATTATCTCAAAACTTGGGAAGGTCCATATCAAGGTAGCTTTGCTCCAACATACACTGGAGAAGAAGACTTTGTACAAAGATACACTGGAGACTGGCCTACAAATATTGCTTTTGAAGGTACAACAAGTTTTGTTGGTCCATCCTCAGGACAGCTTGATTCCGACCTTACTGGTCAACCTAAACTCCATGTTATGCAAGATAACACTTGGAAGTCTGTCAGAAACTTATTTGTACATCAATCTGGTCAATGGAAAAAAGTTAGATATTTAAACACCAAGCAAGGTGATGAATGGAAACTTGCTTACATAGGATACGATACTACTGACATCTTCTTAGATGAAGGTGAAGCATTACTTGATGATTCTGATGCTGGATCAGCTAGAGGTGTTGAAACACACTTAGGTAAGATAACTTACTACATCAATAACTTTAATCTTAAATCTTATCTTGAAGCTAAAGGCAAGACACCAGACTCAGTTCCACAACTTGTAAACATATACATTGGTGATAAGAACGACTATACAAAGCAATTCATATTTGGTTCTACTGCAAACAACATACCTGCTGTTAACTTAGTTATGGATTCAGTAACAGCAAATGTTTCTGGTGATACACAAGCAGAAATTAAACACCTTGTTCGTATTGTAAACTATACAACAGGCGTTATTGCTGGTAAAGGTGGTGATGGTGGTGATGCAAATGGTAGCACCAGAGGACTTGGAAATGATGGTAGTGATGGTGGCCATGCTATTGAAACAGGAGCCAATGTACATCTGTTCATAGAGAACTATGGTATCATTGGTGGTGGTGGAGGTGGTGGAGGTGCATCAGGTATCTCTGATCCATACAGTAAAGAAGCTGGTGTTTACACAACAACATATCTTGGCGCCACATATCATGGAACTACAGCTCTTACAGAATATGCTGCTACATGGAATAAAGCGTATACAAAGGACTGGATAAAAGATTACATAAAAGACTACACTGGTGATTATGCAAAAATATATACCAAGACTTATGAAGCTGCATACACAAAAGCATATGTTGGTGCATATGAAAAAGATTGGGTAAAAACTTATACTAAAGAATATGCTGCTGACTTCTCAAAAACATATGATAAAGTCTGGTCTAAAGATTATGAAAAAGCATACGAAGGATCTTTTGAAGAGAACTATGTTAAGACATATACAAAACTGTGGCAAGGTAACTATGAGAAAACATATTCAAAAGACTATGCTAAGATATACTCAAAAGATTGGACAAAAGCATTTGATGCTGTCTATGTTGGAATATATACAAAAACATATACAAAAGCATATGCAAGAATCTTTACAAAAGCATTCAATACTGATTGGGAAAGAGACTTCTCAACAGACTACAATAAAGGATATGATGTTGATTACCAAGGTGATTATACTAAGTCTTGGGAAAAAGTTTACTCAGCAGACTACGAGAAAAATTGGGCTAAAGATTATGTAAAAGAATATGTTGGTGACTATACAACTGATTACAATAAGACATATACAAAAGCATACGTTGGTGTGTATAATAAAATATGGGCAAAAGATTATGATGCAGCTTACGTAAAAGTTTGGGAAGGCAACTACAACAAAGATTATGAAAAGAACTATGTCAAATCATATGAAGGATCATTTGATCAGGCATGGGCAAAGGTTTGGGAAAAGAATTACGAGAAAGTATGGCAAGGAACATTCTCAAAGAACTATGCAAAGAACTATCAAAAAGTTTACAGTAAACAATATCATGGAACATATGATAAAGATTACACAAAAGCATATGTTGGTAGATTGTATTGGATTGATGAAGATAAGGCAACATACACTGGACCTCTTGGATCGTTTACATCTGCAGTTGGATATGGTGATGGTGAAGTTGAATATGCAATTGATTATGGTAAGCAATATGTTTCTGGATTTACTGGAGCAACAGCATACACAGTATCATCAAGTTTTGTATCACCAGGTGAAATAGAATCATTCTCACAAGCTGAGAACTACGATGTTGATTATGTTAAACCATATGAGAGAATATACGACAAGCCATATGAGAAAGTTTATGCAAAGGCTTGGGATTCATCAGCAGCTAACTATGCTAAGCAATGGGAGAAGAACTGGTTAAGAGATTGGTCTTCTAACTGGGTTGGATCCTTCCATGGTGGAACACAAGATGCTGCTACACCAACTGCATATGTTAAAACATTCTTACCAGATACTGGTGTTGCATTGTATGCAAAAGAGTATACAAATACACTGTACACAAGATTGTATGGTGGTTATGAAAGTGCTGGTACAATTACATCCACAGGTTCATATGCAAAAGCATACTCTAAGGCATATGAAAAAACATGGACTAAGACATACGATAAAGCATACCTCAAAACATACACAAATATTTTTGAGAAAGCATATGACAAAGACTATGATGGACTTGGATATGATAAAGATTGGCTTAAACAATATGTTAAGACATATGATGGAGCATCATATACAGGATCATTTGAGAAGACATATCAAAAAGAATATACAAAAGTATGGCAAGGTGACTATGTAAATGAATGGGCTGGTTCTTTCAATAAAGAATATGCAGCAGACTATAATGCAACATATGTAAAAACATACGTTGGAGTATATACAAAAACATATGAGAGTGCTGATGCTGCTTATGTTGGACCAACTTATGATGGTGCAACATATACTAAGTCCTGGGAGAAAGACTACGAAAAAGCATATTCCAAAGATTGGGAAAAAACATATACCAAGTCTTGGGAAAAGGATTATGAAAAGGTATATGAAGGTTCATTTACAAAAGCATGGACAAAAGATTACAGTAAAGACTACAACAAAGATTTTGCATCTAACTTTACAAAAGATTACGTAAAGAATTATGATCGTGACTATGTTGGAGACTATACAAAAACATACGAAAAAGATTACTCAGCAGACTATGCTAAAGCATGGAACAGCTCAGCTGCAACATATACAAAAGCATGGACTAAAGCATATGATAAGTTGTACCAAGGTACATATACTAAGTCATATGAAAAGAACTACGAAAAGGATTACGAAGGTGCATTCACAAAAACTTACACCAAGGTATATCAAAAGGATTACGAAGCTGCATATGCTAAAGATTTCACGAAGGCTTGGGTCAAAGCATACGATGCAGACTACACAAAGACTTATTCAACAGATTATACAAAGGCGTATACAAAGAACTACGACAAGGATTATGTTGGATCGTACATTGCCACATTCTCAAGATCATACGACAAAGATTATGAAGGCTCGTATGATAAAGAATATGAAAAAACCTGGACCAAAGTTTGGACCGTTGGCTTCGGGTCTACAACTTACGTAGGAGAATATACAAAAGTTTACATAGCTGATTACACCAAAAACTACGATAAAGACTTTGGTGGATCATACGATAAAGAATACGTTAAAGAGTACAATGCTGAATATGTTGGTACCTATACAGCAACTTACATCAAGACATACTCTGAAGATTTTGTAAAAGAATATACTAAGTCTTATGATAAAGACTATGTTGCAGAGTACAATGCTACTTGGATCAAAGAATATCTTGGTCAGTATCAAAGAGTTGGTGGTGTGTATGGAGGTTATCTCAAAACATATACAGATACGTTTGTTAGAGTATACAACACTAAAGGATCGTTCATTGGTACATATACAAAGAACTATCAAAAAATATATGAAAGAGAATATCTTGGAACATATACTAAGTTGTATCAAAAAGCATATGAAGGTACATTTGATAAAGACTATCTAACTAACTATACAAAAAGTTATGACAAGATTTATGTTGGCCCAGTGTTCTATGGTGGTTTTGCTTCTGGCTCACAAACAACCAACTATACTAAAGTATGGAACAAAGATTACGAAAAGAACTGGATCAAAACATACACAGGTATCTTTACAAAAGATTATCTCAAAGAATACACTGGAACATACCTTGGAACATGGACAAAAGATTATGCCAAGGTATATGAAGATAATGCATGGTCAAGAGAAGTTAATGTTTCATACATGGGCTTTGCTGAATCAACTGGTGTTGCAGGTTCTGGTGGTGCTGGTTGGAACATTGGTACAAAAGGTACAACAGAAGCTGATCACAGTCATCTATTATTCTTACCACAAGATAGTGATGTATTCAATGGTGGTGGTAGAGGTGTTCCAGATTGGGAGTATGGAAACTCTAGAGCTATAGGTGGTAGAGGTGGTAACTTAGGAAACATTGGTACTGGTGGTGGTGAAAGATTCTTGAGAAAAACAAGACTTGCTAGATCTGGTGATGGTGGTAAGCCTGGTGCAGCCATTAAAGGATACAATTCCAACTTCGTAAGTATGATATATCAGGGCAACATCTTGGGTGATCCTAACTATAAGTTCCAAGGGTAAGAGGCTATGGGTAAGCCTCTCAAGATTAAAACCACTGGTGGTGGAACTTGGGTTGCACTACAAGAAATACCTGATACCGAACTAACACACATTGTACATCAAGTTCTTTTAGAGTTTGCTTCTAGTACTTCTGGTACAGGAACTTTATCTGTTGGAACTGATACTGGTGACAGTATAGGTTCTTTTACTGATACAAATTCATCTGCAAGCTCAACAACAACAGTTTATCAGAATCTAACATCAGTTTCTGAAACAAGTATGATCCGTCCTGTTGAATTTAGTACAACTATACAGGAAACATCGGATGCAAATCTTAACTCGATTATCATTAGT